CGGCGGCCGGCGTTCGCGTCAACGGCATCCAGTACGATCTGAGCACGGCGGCGCAGAGGAACACCTGGCGGCTCGATAACGTCGACCGCATTCTCTACGGTGCGGCGACATCGAACTCGGCCACCGACCACGCCACATCGCTGGCCAACGTGGACGCCACCGCCGACAAGTTCACGGCCGCCAACCTGTCGCTGCTCAAGCGTGTGGCGATGGGCGCCAACCCGCGCATTCGCCCCTACAAGACGCGCTCGGGCTATGAGTACTACGTTGCGTTCGCCGGCCTCAACGTGTTCCGGGATCTGAAGATCGACCTGCAGGTCGTGAACAAGGACGCGCGCTCACGCGAGGGCCGCGAGGTCAACGGCGCACCTGATAACCCGCTGTTTCAAGATGGGGACCAGATCTACGACGGCGTGATCGTCCGGCTGGTGCCGGAAATCTCGCTGTTCGTGAGCAACGTCTGGACCTCGCTGAAAACGGCAGGCAACGGCGGCACCCGCGTCGAGCCGGTGTTCCTGTGCGGCCAGCAAGCGGCGGCAATAGCGTACGGTCAGATGGCCAAGCCGACCTTCCGCAAGGAAGACGACTACGGCTTTATCACCGGCACCGGAATCGAGGCTGCATACGGCGTCGGAAAGATCTTCAAGAAGCATCCAAAAGCCGGCACGAAGTTGGTCCAATGGGGTGTCGCGACCGGATTTTTCAACTCGGCTTCGGACTGATCCCATTTATCCGAAACACTCGAATAGGAGAATGCAACCATGGTTGCTAACCTGATGACCAACACGCCGGCCCGCGATGCCTTCAACAACTGTGTGCAGTCCGTCAACGGCCGCATCACTGCGGGCGCCGGCGGCCCGGCTACACTGAGCGTCCAGATCGGCACGCTGCCGGCCGGCGCGCTCATCCTCGGCATCAACACCAACGTGGAAACGGCACTGGTCGGCACCACGCCGACCTTCAACGTCGGCACCACTGCGGCCGGCACCGACATTGCCGCCGGCATTGCGCTCACCGCCGGCACGGTGGTGACACCAGCGGCGGCGGCGCTCGCCAACCCGCTGACGGCCGACACCCAGGTGTGGGCCAACATCACCGGCACACCAACCGCCGGCGATGCCTTCGTCACCGTGCAGTTCATCAAGCCGGTATCGTAAACATGGCCAAGCTGACCTGGCTTGGCACCGAAGACTATCGGGAGGGGGAAACCCCTCTCGAAAGCTGCGTGTGGTGCGGCGTGCTGTTCACGGCCTTCGACAAGGTCGAGGTGTCAGACCAGTGGATGATCAACAAGGCCCGCGGCAATCGGTTCTTTCGGGTGGAGGAAGGCAACGGTAGCCCGCGCCCTGAAACATGGACCAACGATCCGCCACCGCCACCGCCGCTCGATGATCCGCCGCGCTATCCCGACAACCCGCCGGACTATCCGCCCGAGGACGATCCCGATCGCGAGCCCAGCAAGAAACGGCGCGGACGGCCGCCGCGCATAAGGGACAATGGCAATGGCGATCAGTAATTACACCGAACTCAAGAACGAATTGTCGGCCTACCTGTTTCATCAGCGATTGGCCAACCGCTATGATAACTGCACCCAGTTGTTCGAAACCGCGGCCAATTCCCGGCTGCGAGTGCTGCCGATGGAGGCGGTCAACATCTTTCAGACCGCCACAGGTTCGGTTACGCTGCCGCCCGACTATATCACCTGGCGCACGGTGCTCTGGATCAGAGGTGGCATTCCGCCGGCATCGCCCGATAGCGGGCCGCCCTATCAAGGCATTGAGGTGGATTATGTGCACCCCGCATATCTGCGGAATATGAATTCATCGACCCGCCTCGGCCAAGACCCGGCGCTTTTCACCATCGAAGGCAATCAGTTTCACGGCCGCACTTTGCCGAACGACGGCAACCACGATTTCTACGAATTCCACTACTACGCCAAGATCCCGGCGCTGGTTGCCGCCGGCACCAATTGGCTGCTGACCGAATATCCCAACGCCTATCTCTACGGCGTGCTGACCGAACTCGCCGCCGTGCAGCGCAATGCCGAAATGGCGCAACTCTACAAGGCGCGGCGCGACGAAACCTTTCAGGAGATCATCCAGCGTTATGCCATGACCACCGGCGCCACCAGCGCGAAAGTGCGAACGGCGGAGTATTACTGATGCTCACCAAAATCTTCGACGACGGCGGCGCCGAGATTGCCGAGATCGAGATATCGGAAAAGCAGGCCGGCGTGCTCGAGCACGGCGACCAGATCGTCGTCATCTATCACACCCCGCAATTGCTGCGGCATGTCCTCGGCGAGCAGGCCGGATCATTCGAACTCCACAAGCGCGGGCAATTCGTGATCGCTAAGGACGTGGACGGCATCAAGCGATATGCCGGGCTGCAAGACGCCATCAAGCATGCGCGGGAACGTCCATGAAGCCGACGCCGATTGAATTTGCCGAATGGAAGCCGGACCTGGCCACGCTCGACACCAAGTTCGCGTCCGACGTGGAGAACGTGTTTGCGGGCGCCAATTCCTACCTGCCGTTTCCATCGCTGGCGCCGTTCAGCGCCGCATCGCTGTCCGATGCCGGCAACGACAGCTTCACCAAGATCCTGCTGCAGTTCGACGGCCCCACCACCACCATCACCGACAATAATTTTGGCGGCGCCGCACATGCCTGGACGGCGGCCGGCAATGCGACCTGCAGCACGGGCGATTTTCAATTCGGTGCCGCATCGCTGCTGTGCGACGGCGCCGGCGATTGGGTCACAACGCCGGATCATGCCGACTTCGCGCTCGGGACGAGCGACTTCACCGTCGATTTTTGGATCAAGCCAAACTTTGACTTCGGCCAACTCAATATTTTTGGCCAGTGTGACGCAACGCCAACGGCTGCATCATTTAGCATCGGTGCTTATCGAACCGCAGCCAACAAGTTGGCAATGGCATGGGGCACGGCGGCGGGCACCAGCACAATTTTCAGCACTTCCAATGTCACGTCGCTGACCGGCTGGACGCATGTTGCCTTGGTTCGCATAGCCTCGTCCTTCCGGCTGTATATCAATGGGGTGCAGGAGGCGTCAGCCGGCATCGGCGGCGCTATCAACAATTCCAGCAACGCATTCCGCATTGGTGCATTGGGTGAAGTTACCAGCACGCCGATGAGCGGTCGCATTGACGGCTTTCGTTTAAGCGTCGGCAAGGCGCGCTGGACCAACACATTCGAACCGCCGCGGGTGCCCTACTTCAATGCCGGCGGCCGCGTGTGCGGCCTGTATTCCGCGCGCACGGTGGACGGCGGCTGGAAAATGTTTGCCGGCACCACCACCAAGCTGTTCTCATGGTCGCTGGCGGGTTGGGTTGATATCAGCCGCACGGTCGGCGGCGCCTATAACGTGGCGCCGAATGATTTGTGGATGTGGGAGCAGTCAGGCGACAAGGTCGTCGCGGTCAACAGCAACGACTTTCCGCAAGTGGCGCCGGTCGACGGCAGCAGCGTCTTCGCCAACCTGGCCGGCGGGCCGCCGAAGGCCACCAACGTCAAGCAACTCGGCGACTTTCTGTTTTTATCGGGGCTGGCACCCGGCACCACCACCGGCACGGTGCCGATCGCCTGCAACAATCGCTGCATCGTCTGGTCGGGCATAAACGACATCACGATGTGGCAACCCGGCACAAACTTGTGCGACATGCAGGAGGCGCCTGACGGAGGCCCGGTCCAGGGCGTTGCTGGCGGTGAGATAGGTTATGCGGTCCAAGACCGCACCATTCGCACCATTCAATTCATGCCGGGCGACACCACCTATATTTTCAGTTTCTCGCGGGTGCTGCACGATCGCGGCTCGGTGAGCAAGTACGGCTTCGCGTCGATTGGCAACGTGCTGTATTTCGTTTCGGAGGACGGCTTCTATTCGATCAGCGGCCAGCAGGTAACGCCGATCGGCGCCGACAATGTCAACGAGTGGTGGCTGGCCAATACCGACGCTAGCAGGCGCAACGTCATCCATTGCCTGGCGGGCGTGAACAAGCCGCGCATGGTCTGGGTGATGCACAATTCGACCGCCTCCCCCATGTACGATCGGGAAATGATCTTCGATTGGTCGAACGGCCGATGGACGAAGGCCGGTGTTGTCGCGCAAGTCTTTGGCCTGTTGTCAACGGCTGGGCTCGACCTCGACACCACCGGAGCGGAATTGAATGATGCCTGGCTGGATGTCGAGCCGCTGGCGCAATCGCTCGACAGCTTTGCCTATATCGGCGGGCGGCCGCTGATCGGCGCAATTGATCCCAATGGTTATCC